TGGCCAGTTCGGTCTTCTCACCGGCCTGCTTGCCAACCTGGGTGTGCTGGGTGATCCGGGCATAGGACCATGAGCCGGTGCCGAGATCCTGCACGCCGAGCGAGTTGCAGATCGGCCGCGACGTGTCGACGAAGTTGACGATCGGGCTGACGATGGTTTCCGGCAGCAGGCCAGGGTTGTCGGCCGTGGTCTGGTGGGCGGCGGCACGGTTGAACGACTCCAGCCGGTCGTGGGCGTCGCGGTCGCCGTAGTGGGCGCTGTACAGGTCGGCGACGTAGGCGCCTGCCGAGCGGTACTCGACGGCACCGGGCAGGTTGCCGCGGCCCCGCATCCGTTCGATCTCAGCGTTGATCACCTCGGCCCGCTGGCGGGCCTCGAGCGCGATGCGGGATGATTCGCGCAGCGGGTCGAGCTGCGCGACGAGCTCGGTGATTCGCTCACGAGCCCGGTTGATCTGTTCGAGCTCTGTCGGCTCGAACGTCCGGCCCCGGCCGTCGTTGGCGGCCTGGGCGTCCTGGGCAAGACCCTGGATCAGCTGGTTGCGTTCCTCGATCTCGCCTTCGAGCCGACGGATCATGGCGTCGGTGTGCGGTGCGGGTGCGGGCACTGTGGCCTCCTGGTGCGTAGAACGTCAGGGATTCCTGCGTCTCGTCACCCGCTGCGGCCCGCCCTTCGCCTTCGCTCAGGTACTCCGACGGCCGGTAGTGCGATGCGCTCGACCCTTAGCCAACCATCACGGGCACCCTCCGTGCAAGCATCCCCTAGGCGCGGGACCGGTGCAGCAGGTCGTCGATGCCCGACGTGTAGGCGAGGATCTCGTCGAGCTGCGGGTTGACCAACGGCTCCCATTCCGGCTGCGGTAGCACCGCAGCCGACCGCACGGCGATGATCTCGGCACCGACGTAGGCAGGGTTGGCCACGAGGGCGATGTGGTCGAGGAATGCCCGCATGATCTGGCGGCGCCGATTGCCGTCGGACCAGCGTTGATCGCTGGGCCGCACTGCCATGCCGACAGATCCGCTGAGTGCGCCGTCGTTCGCCAACTCGAGCGCCTCGTCGCCGGCAGGCGTCGGGGACACCCGTAGTTCGGCGACGAGCCCCTCACTGCGCGACGGTTGCAGGCTGCGGGTGACACCGATCGTGCGGCCGTAGTCGTGATCGCGGTTCACCGAGATCCGGCCGGGTCGAGTCTCGACCCCGTCGAAGGCTCCGGGCAGCACCGACTCGGTGACGAGCCGCCCCCGGTATTCGATCACGGTTTCCTCGTTGTACGGGACGGCGACGAGTTCGATGACTCGATCTGCGTAGCGCACGTCGGTGACCGGTGCCGACCGCCACTCGACAGGTGCCCGCGGTCGGACATCGGCATCGACGATGGTCATTGCAGAACTCCGCTCGTGAGGGTTTCGGTGGGGGCGGCGTTGCTGTACCGCTCGAGCTCTTGGATCTGGGCGACAGTCACGACCGGGTTGCCGTCGTTGTCGCGGATGTTGTTGAGGATCTGCCAGGTCTGCGCCCGTTCCAACGGGCCGGGCCGCACGTACTCGTCGCGGTTCACCTCGACCGTCGTGCCCCGCGGCAGCGCCCACCCCGACAACGCCGACATCAACCGGGTCGCACGGGGGCGCAAACCCGCCCTCCAGTGGTAGTCGAACAGCGACTGCACGTTCGAGTAGGTCATCGAATCCCCGCCCGACGGCAGCCCCATCAGGAACGGTGGGACACCCAGCAGGACGGCGATGCGGGACTCGTTCCACTGGGACAGTTCGACGAGCGCCATGTCCTTGGGGGAGATCTGCAACAACTCGAACTCGATGCCGCCACTGAGCACGGCGGGCAGACCCATGCTCGACATGCGGGCCTGCACCCACGCCGTTTGGAGGTCGGCGGCCTGGGCGGCGTTCAGGTTCGCCGGATGCTTCAACACGGCGTTCGGAACCCCACCCGACGACGCCAACTGCGACGCATACCGCGACAGGGCGTTGGCGGCGACGAGCCGGCCGGCGCCGACCTCGAGCGGGCCGTGCCCGTGCGCGTCCGACGTGCGGGACTGGTACCGGACATGCAGGATGTCGCCGGTCACATCCTCCGACCCGATCGTGTAGCGGCGCCCGGTCGCCGTCTTCTCACAGTTCACGAGCCACGGGTCGACGACATGGAACCGGGCCGGATAGTCGTTGCTGTACCGGGCGGTCGACAGGACGAACACCTCACCCAACTGGAAATCCCAGGCGTACTGCTTGGCGAACTCGTCCCACGACGTGTACAGGTCCGGGTCCGGGTTGTTCAACCAGTCGGTCGGCAACGACGACGACGCCCCGACGAGATACGGCGGCATCGACGCCAACAGGCTCGAGTTCAAATCGAGACAGCCCCACGCCGTGTCGGTCAACGTCTCCACCCTGCCCCACCAGTTCGGGGTCGCCCACTCGGCGGGCCAACCAGACCACGGCGAAGGGCGAATGATGGACCGCGGCCACGGCGGCGCAGGCGGCCCCTCCTCCAACACGATCCCGTGCGGGTCGCCCGGCACCGCGACGGGCGGTCCAACGGTGCCGGGCGGAACCGTCGCAGGATCATTCGCGTTCGGGAGCACCGGTTCGGAATCGGGGCGCCACGCCGCCCGAGTTTCCCTGACGACGAGTAGCCCTGACGGTGTGTCCCTCACCACCGGCACCAAACGCTACACAACTGACTGACCCGTCAGACAGCACCCTGGCCGGTGTGTGGTGGCCGACGGACGGTTTGCGTGCCCCACAGGGCCACACAGGGGCCTCTCAGACGAGATCTAGTTGACGGCCGGGACGAGGATCGGGGCGACGGCGGCGACCCGCAGCGCCCACACCGCCGCCCGCAACAAATCCGAGCGTGGCCCGACCACCAACGCGATCCCCGACGAACCGACCGTCACTCGTGCCGCCCGCGCCTGCCCGTCCAACTCGACCGACCCGTCCCATCCGAGCCGGCCCGTCGCCAGGATCTCCCGCAACATCGACAAAGCGTGCCCCGTCTCGGCGTGCCCCGCCTTGCGGACCTGGAACACCGGGATCGCCAACAACTCAGCGTCCGCGAACAGCGAGGCCCCCACCACCAACGTCGACCCCGGCCGCGACCGGGCGGCGAGCTCGACCAGCGTGTACGCCTCCACCCGCGACCCCAACAGCTGGCCGCCGAGCACGAACCGGCCGGCGTCGGTCTGCCCGCAGAACGCCACCGCCGCCCCCTCCCCATGCCAGTCCTCCACCCCGATCACCAACGGGCCCACCGTGTCGGCGTCGGTGCGGGCATGCTCCCAGCGGTCCACGTCCAACAACGGCACACCCTTGCCCAGAGCGACGCCTTCACGCCGCCACTCGTTGTGCCACTGCGCCCGATGCCCCACCACCAACTCATGGTCGTACGGCTGCCCCTCGTACACGGCGGCCCGCTCCGCCTGCGCCCTGATCTCGTCGGCCCGCTTCCGATGCCAATGCGGGCTGGCTTGGCGGCGGGCGACCTCGTCGAGCACCGACGCACCCCGCGGCGCCGACCACTCCATCAACAACTCGTTGTCCGGATCCGCCAGCCGGGCCAGGGCGCCGGCACGCCGCACCGGGAACAACTCGGTCGATTCGCTGTGGGCGGTCGACACCAGCAGGATCTGTGACTGGGCGGCCTCCACGATCGTCGGCGCCAGGCCCTGATCGATCGTGATCACCTTCACCGCCTGACACTCATCCGCCACCCCGAACGACGCCGTGTAGCCGAACACGGCGGTCTGTGACCGCACCAGCCATTCACCGTCGTCCTTCGTCGTGCCGTACTCGCCGGCCGCCTTGCGGATCGGCCAGCCATGCCCCTCGGCACGGGGCCACGCCCGCTGCCAGATCGCCTTCGCATGCGCCAACGTGTCCGCGCAGTGCAGGACGAGCTGCGGCTCACCGAACCGGGTGGCCTGCTCCGACCGCCATTCGCACAACGCCCACACCAGCCACGACTTGCCGCACTGCCGCGACACCGACAACAGGATCCACGACCACACCAGCACCCCGTCGGCGTCCACCTCGAGCATGCGGCGTGCCACCAACTGCTGCCACCACCGCAGACGCACCCCGAGCTCGGCCCGCACCCAGTCGACGAACTCGTCACCGATGCTGCCCACCGCCCTGTGGTGCGGCACCGTCATCAGGCGCGGCCACCACCCATCCGCCGGCACATCCCGCAGATCGTCCAACCACCCCACGTCCCACACCGCCGCGTCGACGTCGAACCCGGCCGGCTCCGGGTCCGGCTCCACCACAAACCCGGAACCGCCGAAGGACAACGCCGCCGCCTGCACCTGACGGCACGCATAACACGACGGCACCAACACGCAGCACCCCGACCCCTCCACATGGAAGTGACGGCTGAGCGGTGGCTGGTGGTCCGCCTCCGACGCCAGGCGGCCACACTCGTACGCACACAGCGGTGACCCCGCCAACAGCCGCTCACGCTCCCGGCGGTACGCTTTCCCGTACGCCGGCCGGCGGGCCTTCCTCGGCATCCCCACTCCTCGATTCACACGGTCGCCGACGAACGAAGGAGGCACGCCGACGACCAACCCCCATCATCGCCGATCACGCCGCATCCAGACCGATCACCAGGGAAAGACACGAAGAC